CGCCCCTCGATCTTGGCGTCGTAGGCAGTTGACCCACTGAGGTCCAAGGCACAGCCAGTGCTGTCCTTGTAGGTGATCGCGAGTTCAAACGTCTCGCCCTGATGGAACTCGATGTTGTACTGCGGCAGAGCCATACCGACCCCCTATGAAAACGGGTGCCCGGTCCCCCCGAAGGGGGACCGAGAACCCGGAGTGGCTAAACAGGATCAGGACGCGGGGGCGGTCAGGTACAGGTAATCGACCGTGAGCGATCCGAGGCTGACGTTGGTCGCGGCACCAAACTGCATGACGCCACACGCGCCTCGGGCCGTCAACTTGTATTCCTTGATGAGAATGTCATCGATGAAATACTGAACCCGGAACCCGCCCGAAGCAGTCGGAGTGCAAACGCCGCTATAGACGTGGTACTCCGTTGCGTCGAAGTCGGCAAGACCCGTGACGGTCGAAACAGTCACGTTGTCTTCCTTCTCGTTGGTCCCGTCATCGAACGAACACTGCACCACATCAGCAGCCGCAGAGGAACCCTGAGTGAGTTCCATGCAGAAGTTCGTGGCCTGAGCCGGGAAGTTGGCAGCAGCCGCAGCACTGGTGGCAAAGCCGAAACTGGCCTTGTCATTCGCCGCACGAGTACTGCTGACCTTGGCACGAAGGCCAAACGCAATGTCGCCAGCGATCATCGAAGCAGCGGTGACCTGAGTGTTGCCAATGACGATGCCGGAAGCAACACCGTCGTCGTCAATCAGAACGGCATGGGCATCGGCAACGGAGAGGGCGGCGTCGGTGGCAGTGACGCCATCGAGCGTAACGAAGTCGGTGAAGAAAGAAGCACCGAGAGTGGGATCCGCGACGCGGGCGAGGGTGCTGTTCGGCCCCTGACCGCCTCGGTTGTAGGTAACAATGGTAGACATGATGTCATACCTCCTTGTTTGAAGTCAGATGGATCAAGCACCACCGAGGATGAGAGCGTTGCGACGACGATCGACGCACTGAAGGTTCATCGTGAGATCGACGTGAGTCGTAAACACGGTGTGCTGGTTCGGAGCGGTGTCCGGACCGGTTTCCTTCATGTACTCGCCCGAGAGAAGGACGCTGCGGAACGAGCCCCACTGGATCATGTAGATCGGTCCAGCACTGTTGTCGATGAGCGAACTGCTATCCAACTTGGGAACGTACATGATCGGAACACCGCGGAAAGTGGTCGTGCCGTTCGCGTCCGTAGCCACGTCTCGCGAAACGATCTTGTCGTTCAGGCGATCCTGAAGAACCTCAAGACCCGCGAGGGTGGAGTAGTTGGTGTAGATGCCCCACTTCTCGGGAGTCGGGTTGTACGACGGGTACGAAGCGTTCGGGATCGGCTTGAAGTTGCACTTGATGTACGCTTCCTTCATGGCCTTGAGAACGGTGGGCTGATTCATCGCGAAGTTGGTGGTCGAACCGCTGGCAAGAGCAGACACCGGATCGGTGACATCAGCACTGGTGAAGTAGCCGAGGCCGTTCTGCCATCGCGGAACGTCGGTCGGGTTGATTCCCGCGACCGTGGTGAACCCGGACGGGACACCGCCGCCGAACGAGAACGAACCGGCAGCACCGGCGGAAGCACCAGCGTTGTCCGAGATCCAGTAGTCAACGCCGTTCATGTCCTGAGAGGCATCGTTGGCGGGCTTGCCCCAGAACTGCGTTTCGAGATGCTCGGTCAGCGAGATCATCGCGTCGTTGCGACGAACCTTGACGAGGTCAACGATGCGACGGGGATCGCGGTTGAACGCGATTTCGCGACGCTCGATGGCGTAGTTGACAGTGGTGTGCTTCCAGCCGATCTCAGCGGTGGACATCACATCACCGACGTTGAGATCATCGACGGCGAACAGGCCGGTCTGCTTGGCAGCACCGCTGTTGTCCGTCATCAGGTTCCACTGGATCGAGGGGCCAGCCTCGTACGAAACCGACGACTCCTGAAACAACTTGCTCAGGGCCACATGGTACTGAAGGTCGGTCGAAAGATCGGTGTACTTGAGTTCACCGAGTTCCTTCTGGGTCGTGGTGATCAGGTCACCGAGATCAGAAGCATTGATAGACATGGCTGTCTACCTCCATTGCTATCGACTGATTCCGCGGTCTGCCATCATCCTTGCAACCGCACGGGCTGCCCGATCTTCGGGACGTTCGTTGATTGCGGACTTGCCAGTCGTTTGGGCACGGCTGACGAATTGATTCTGGCGACTCTGGACGCGGTCGAGAATTTGTTGTTCACGGGCCTCGACCATCGAGGCTCCGAACTCCATTGACACCGCCTTCTCGAAGAGTGCGGTGTCATCTGGGACATCCTTGCCCTTTGCCTCGTAACCAACCCGGATCGTGTCAATCGCATCCGTGATTCGTGACTGGGCGTCATCGGCCTTCAGGACATCCCCGTACTTGCCACTCTCTGATTCCCAGACAGCGGCAAACTTGTCAGCGGTCTTCGCCGCCACGGTGGCCTTCTCAGTCTTGACACGCTCCTGCTGGAGTTGCGTCTCAAGCCCTGCCACCTTCTCAACCAGTGCCTTGACGCTGGTGGCGAGTTCTTCGTCGATGTATTCCGACAAAGCCTCTTTCATCTCAACCGGATTGGCGGGCGGGAGTTCATCGCCCTCGTCGGTTGAGGAATCTGGTGCCACCGGAGTTTCTGGCTCTGGCTTGGTTTCTTCAGGAGGAGCCTCGGACTCGGTCGGAGTCTCGTCCGTCAGCGGGGTCTCATAAGGATCCCGATGGTTGAACGTAGGACGAGGCGTTTCATTTCGTTCTGCTTCTGAGTCAGTCATATCCATTCCCGTCTGCTCGGCCAGTAGCCTTGAGGATCTTGCGACGCTGGGCGTTGTTTTCCAGTTTCATCCTACCATCGGAGGTGAACTCGACATGCCCGCACCCCTTGGCCCTCAGGTCTTCCTGAGTCTGTTTGACCAGATCCGGGTGGGTTCCCAGCCCGTCACTATACATAGGCCAGCCCTTGGCCGTTGACACACGGGTCTTCCCCTCGGCACCGTAGTCTCGGGTCCACGATTCACCGTCGATCACGATGTCATCTGTATCCCCCTGACGTTCCATCATTTCACTGATGGTCATAACCATACTTGTGGTTTCGCCGGTCTTCTTGTTCTTGTAGTGGTACTGGGGCATCAGCCAAGTGGTCCTTGCTGGGGCTGATCAAGTGCCTCTGCACCCGGGCTCGGGTTGGCACCCATCAGCATCTGGCTCATGGCGTTGTCCCGGAACGCCCGGGTTCCGCCAGTCGGCACATTTCGCCTGACATACTCACGCTTTGTCACGGGAGACTTCCCGCCCTGAGGCTCGGTGTTGACCATACCCAGAAGGTTCTGGGGGTCAAGAGGAGAACCCATTGGCGTAATCAGGTCCGCCACCTCTTCGACCCCGGTCAGGGTTGCCATGTGAGCGATGTAGGCGGGCACATCGATCTGGATTCCCTGCTGCATCAGGTTCGGAGCCATGGGCATCAGCATGTTGTTCATCAGGTTCGACATCGTCTGAACTCGGTCAGCCGAAGTGGTTTCCTGAAGACTGCTGGGCTGAATCGAGAACTCAAGGTCGAAGAACTCTGACTCCTTGCGATCCTTGGGCTTGAGCGGGATCTGAACCTCGATGCCCGTGCCACCAAGATCCTCTGTCAACTCGTAGGTCCGAGCCGGGTCATGCCAAGCCCAGAGACCAATGGCCTTGACAACATCCCCGGTGAACTTGGTCACGCGGGCCTGCATGTCCTGAACCTTCTGGCTTGAAGACTGCTTGATCAGTTCTTCCTGACCCAGAGTGTCAGCAACGGAACTCAGGCCACCGATGGTGTCGAGGTTGCCGCCGACGTAGTTGAACATGTCCCGGAGTTGCAGAAGGAAGGCAAGGCTGCCCTGCTCTGCACCGCCGAACTTCAGTTCTCGGGTCGCCTCTGGCCTGTCGCTCCGGATCATGTCCCCATCGCTGGCGGCGATGATCCGTTCGCCATCGTCCTCAGCCCCGGCTGCAACGATGCCGATGGTCTTGGCCCGATCGTTCTGCCTGACCAACTTCCGCATCGTTCGGTTGGCTGCGTCGCTGAGATCAACGAGAGAAGCGGCCGGACCGAAGGGCATGATCTGACCGGGCACGTCTTCGAGCGAAAGGATGTGGTACGGACCGAACTCGGGGCCGTCCCACTCGACTTCCCGGATGGTTCTTTCAAACATCGGGACGCCTTGGTCGTCACAGCAGAAGGTGAGAACCCGACCCTCGAAGGGAAGGTAGATTTCCCACATCTCAAGAACGGGAGTGGCCCGGGTGTCCTCGAACGGCGAGTCGGTCGATCGTGACACGGACTCAACCTTGGTGTCGCCGTACTCGTTGTACATCGAACTTCTGGACTC